ACAGGTAGAGAAAGCTCAAACCCTAACCAAGGCAAAGGCACACCTTTCTGTTTTAGATGTGAAAGATGCTCAGCGTTCCGGGTGGGACCCAGTGAGTGGGAAAAGATATGAAATAAAATCAGAAGTTAAGCTACGAGGCTCGGCGGCACCCTCAGAAGTAACCAGCGAATACGACTGGTATGGGAACTTGGTAGGGGACTTCAAGAACTATTTTTTCGCAGAGACAAGAACAGCGGCACAGGTAGACACGTTCTACAAAGCTGTGGAAGATGGTTTTGACCTGGGGGCTTATGATGGCCAAAAGTCAGGTATCATCTTAGAACACTTTAAGGATCATTATAATAACCCATTAATCAAAGCCAGACTACAAGAGGAGTTAAAGTTTTTTAAGGAAGAGACAGGAGGGGGACAACTGAACCGGGACGCCTTGGCGCTCGTTCAAAAAACAATGAGGAATGCACGCAGGATCACAGGGTTCTCACCTGAGGAGGCCACACAGGCACTAAGCACGGGTTACCTCTCAGAGGGCGCGTCTTTAGGGGACGATAAGTTCGCATACTTCGACGGACTCCTAGGGGAAGCCACAGGAGGAAGGGCCACTATTAAGCTTAACTATACTGTGAAGGATGGGGACCTTAGTGCGCTCAAGCCCTTGGCAGATCAACTAGGAGTAACACCAGCGGCACTCCACGCCAGCCAACAGAAACTAGAGAATAGATACAAAGGGATACAAGTGATTGAACCTAAGAAAATTGTAGGGAAGACACCACAGCCCGCACAGCCCGCACAGCTTGCACCAGATGAAACCATATTCGAGCCTGTTAAGAAGATAGAGCCCGCAGGTCCACCAAGACCAAAGGGAGCCCCACTGCCCCCTAATGTCAAAGGGATCACAGATGAAAGCCAGCTTCAATTAAACCTAGAAACTACCTCGAAGGAGATTGTTAAGGAACCTGAGTTAATGTTTGTGCAAGGCGCAGAAGGGTTCACTCCTGTTGCTGTATGGGACAATAACAACTACAGGAATGGGTATGGGACAAACGCTAAGTTCGAGGGAGAGACAATTAACAAGAAAGAGGCTAAGAAGCGCTTGGTGGCTGAGTTAACCTCACACGCTAAAACTGTTGATTCGTATAATGACGTATACAACTGGACCCCTAACGAACGTGCTGCCCTAGTGTCGTTCACCTTCAATGCAGGACCAGGGAACCTTAAGAGTCTTACCGCAAACAAGACCCGCTCAAAAGCGGAGATCGCTAAGAAGTTGCTGGAGTATGGGAACGAGAGCTTGACGCCAGGTGCCCCATTAACGCCAAATAAAGGACTACAAAACCGCAGGAGGAGTGAACAAACATTATTCCTTGGGCAATAACATTATTAATCAAATACACTCATGGCTATAGATCCTAATTTATACGAAAACTTTGCAGGCGCAGCTTCCCGATCAGTGGAAGACGCTCCCCAACAGGAAGACCCAGAAATCTTTTCAATCCAAGACACCCTCGCGGCTCCTTTTCGAGGCGTGGAAGGGGGCATTAAAGGGTTCTATGACTTTGCTGATTTTGTATTAGCTGACGCACTCCCCGACTACGACACAAGGCTTTTCGGGACATCCAACACCATGATTGGTGGGTTTGTTGAGGGCATCGCTCAGTTTGCTACAGGGTTCGTTCCAGTGATGGGACAACTCGGGAAAGTAGGCAGACTGGCGAACGCACGGAAGTTCTTAGGACCAAAGGTGGCCAATAAGCTAGCCCAGGGTGGAAGGCTCACCGCAAAGGAAGCAAAGACATTAGCTAAGAGCACTAAGCTTCGGGGCTATGGGAACGCTTTGGCAGCAGGGGTTGCCTCTGACTTCTTGATGTTTGACGCACAGGAAGCAAGACTGAGTAACCTTTTGCACCAATACCCCTCACTACAAAACCCAGTCACCGAGTATCTTCAAGCTACTGGGGACGATGGGGAGATCGAGGGACGATTTAAAAATGTTTTAGAGGGACTATTCCTGGAGGCAGGGGTTGCAGTGGCGCTAAAACCATTCGCGGCCAGCCTGAAGATGATCAAGAACAGGAACAAGAAGATCACAGAGGGCAAGCTACCTGAAGACGCAGTGGATGAGGCAATTGCCGAAGCTGACATTGATATGGGAGATCAGTTAGCCCAATACAAGTATCAGGACACTGACGACCCAGTCTTAGGGAATAAGGGACAAGCAGAAGGAAAGCCCGTAGACCTTGAAGATGTGCCTAACCTTGAGAGGTCATTAGAAGACCCACAGGATATTGATGGTTACTCAGAAATTAGTGATATAGAAGGTGTGTCTTTAGGGACAGACAACATGTATGAAAAGGGCATTAAGAATCTAGAAGAATTAGCTATAAAATACAATGTAGAACTTACACCTGAGCAGAAAGCTGCAATAGAAAAGGTTAAAGGTTCTGAGTTATATGATGGTGTTCTTAAAGGGAAAGTTGCAGATGCTTATGATAAGTTAAAAGTTAAGGGACAGGACGAGATTGATATAAAGGAGAACCTTGACGGTGCCTTTTTAAGTGTGCTTAAAGCCGCCAGAGAGGGCAGGGAAGGGAAAACGCAACCTAGTATTGATCTAGTTAATCAGCGAGCAAAAGTTGGTGATTATGATATCAAAATAGAGAAGACCGAGGAGGGGTTTAGCGCGAAAGCATTCACAAAAGATGGTGAGGAATTACAGAGCAATGTATATAAAGGAGGGACGGAGGCTGACGCAAGGGAAGCTTTTGAAATTGAGATACAAGACGCAGCCCAGACACGCACAATGACCCAGGTGGGGAACGCTAAGTTCCTCAATGAGGCAGCAGAGCAGGCAGGAGTTTCAGTCAGTATTAAAGACATTGAAGGTAACAGGACCTCACCGGATCATGTTGAAGTTTCATTCATTGGGGAGGACAAGAAACAAATAAGTTTCAACAACCTTCCAGAAGAACTCAAGACGGAAGCAGCGCTTTACTTGAAAGCTAAAGGAGGGAAAGTGAAGGCAGACACACCAGCCGAAGAAGTTTCTATCGGTAAAATGATGGGAGACAAAGGGCAGGTAATTGAGCCTGCACCGCGCACTGACGCAGAAAGTGAAGATGTCTTAAGGGAAACTGTGAGACGAGTCCTCAAAGATAAAGGGCCAGGGGGAGGCTTGGAGGCGCTACGGGGCGTCATTAGGACCATCTCAGAAGAGAAAGACTTCATTACAATCGCCCGGGCACTAAGAGAAGAGCAAGAGTTTTTCCTCAAGGAGAATGACAAACTTGCGAAGACTTCTCAAGAAGAACTCCTAAACCCTAAGGAAGGGTTAAAGAAAATCACAGAGGACCTAACGCACGCTTTGGGAGGGAACAAGAATAACCTTACCCGTGTCATTAAAGAGATGGAGGCGAAGGCAGAGGGCCTTGAACCTAAGTATGAAGAGATGTTGAAGGACCAGCAGGCGATTCGATTGATTAACAACATGGTTGGGGAAGAAATCAGTAGTCTGGCTAAAAAAGCTAATGATGCCTTTGAGCGTGGAAAGCAAGGGGGAGATGGGAGTGATTTCGATCTGTATGATCAGAAGTATGCAGAAATGCTACAACAGATGGAACTTATGGTAAGCACTCAGCGAATCTGGGGGCTCTATGGGAGGTTCCCTTCTTTGTTGATGTTACAACGGAAATATATCTACAAGGATGTTAAGTCGCATAAGTTTGATACGTCACTTAGTCAGCTCGAAAAGCAAAGCAAAGAGGCAATATCTCGTTACAAGGATGAGCGCAGAGGGAGCATGGGGCAACAGAAGTTACTACAACTTGTGTTAGCAGCCCGGACCACTGATGAGATACAAGGAGGACTCAATAAGATTGTTAAGGCAGCGCGTGGAAAACGCATGTTTGATATTGTTAGGGAGTATTGGATCAACTCACTGCTGTCTGGAATATCTACCTTCAACATCAACATGATTGGCTCTGCGATTACTTATGCAGTGACAACACTTGAGCGGGCAGGAGGGGCAATGTTGACAGGCAACCCTGAGCTCGCTAGGGCAACCCTTCGCTATGCGTTTGACACAGTCGCTGTTGCAGATGCGTTTGACTTAGCGACAAGAGCGGCAAAGTCAGGGGAGGCTATTAGTATTCCGCACTCTAGGCAGTTTGATGATGCTAAAAACAGTAAGCACGCAATCAGCTCTGACCAACAGAACGCATTCGGCACCGCTATAAATACCATCGGAACAATAGTTCGACTTCCTTCGCGAGGACTTATCACTGGTGATGAATTCTTTAAGGCTTTGTCTTATCGTAGTTATGTCATGACTGAGTTGGCCTTGAAGGGGAAAGCTAAGAACTTATCAGGGAATCAACTTGGAGAGTATGTCTATAAAGGAGTTGAGGCGCATGTCACTGAGACTGGCCGAGTATTCAATGAACAAAACCTCATTGAAACCGCCAAGGAGGTAGCACATAAGCGGAAAATTCCCTTTACTGAACAAGACGAATTCATTAGTGAATACATCGCTAAGCAGAAGGAACAAAAGAACTTCACGCTCCCTGATGGTGCCGAGGTTAGCTACGACAACCGAGGGGCACTGGCAGCACGAGGGGAACAAATTGCTAAGATGAATACGCACACGCAAGATTCAGAGAACAGCATTGTTAAAGGACTCTCACACATGACCGTGCAGAATCCCTGGTTGACGGCTATTATTCCTTTTGTGCGAACCCCAACTAACTTACTGTCGTTTGGAATTGATAGGTCGCCTTTCGGTTTGCCCTTACATGGGATTAAATTATTAAGGAAAAACTACCGAGAAACATTAGCTAAGGCAGGCCCTGTGGAGCGTGCAGAGCTTCGGGGAAGAATGGCAACCTCAGTGGCTTCTACCGCTGCCCTACTTTACATGTTCCAGAGTCAAGATGCATCAAACTTCATTAGTGGATTTGGTCCTCGTGAGTTGAACCAAAGGAAGGCATGGGAGATGGATAATCAACAGTATTCAATTAAGATTGGGGGCAAGATTATTAGCTACAACCGTCTTGACCCTATGGCCACCGCACTTGGTCTCATTGCAGACATGAGTGAGGCAATGAAATACAATGAGTTTGACGAGAAGGACATGTCCACTGTCTTTGGTGTGATGGCCTTAGCGTTATCCAACAACGTCACCAATAAGTCATATGTCCAAGGGATTGATAACTTATTTAAAGTGCTGAAAGACCCGCTCAGGAACACTGAGAGGTTCATAGGGAGCATTGCAGGTGGGTTTGTTCCTAACTTTGTTAATCAAACAATGAACACCCAAGATGACCGCCCACTTAGGGAAGTGCGTAGTATTATGGATTACATGATTAAGAGGACACCAGGCTTAGAGAGTAAGCTACCGCCTCGTCGTAACTTCCTGGGTGAAGTAGAGACTATGTCTTCCACTGGGGGCCCAATGGGGATTGGAATCCTTAATCCGCTATACATGAAGGACGCCACCAAGAACATTGTGGACTATGAGTTCGCAAACTTAGGGGCGGGCTTTGGGAAACCTAGCAGCTTCCTAAGGCCGGGCGTGGAGGAGTTGGACATGAAGGACCACTACAACGAAGAGACAGGGCAACAATCGTATGACCGTATGCTAGAGCTCATTGGGACAAAGAAACTCCGAGGGAAAACACTAAGAGAACGACTTAAGGGTTTGTTTGAGAATGAACGGTATCAAAACATGCCAGACAATAGCATGAAGGACATAACAGGCGCTGAAAGCCCTAAGGTCAAAGTAATCCGAAAGCTAATAGGGGCCTACCGCCTCGCTGCAAGGGACCAGACCCTTAGAGAAAACCCAGAACTATATCAACGGTATATCGCAGCAAAACGTGCAGCCAAATAAACCCATGGATTCAACATACATGCCATCACTTGTTGGACTCACCGGACTCTTAGGGACAATTACACTTGAGAGTGTTCATACTGTTGTTGCTATATGTGTAGGACTTGCAACCCTAACTTACCTTGCTATAAAAATCATTAAGGAATTTGAATAATATGGATAAATCAGACAAACTATACGAACTCCAAGATCTCTTGATTGAGGAGTTCCTCATGCGGGTAAAGTCCGGCGAGGCAACAACGGCAGACCTATCGACGGTAAGGCAGTTCCTCAAGGATAACAACGTAAGTGCCGTGGTGACAGACAGCTCTCCACTACACGAACTGGTAAGCGCCTTGCCGTTCCATGATGATAATGTTGATCGAATCGTAAAAATGTCGTCCAATGGTTAGGAATTACAAGAACGAATACAACGCCTACCACGCTAAGCCAGTCCAGAAGAAACGCAGGGCTGGGCGCAATGCTGCCAGGAGACTGATGATTAAAAAGGTCGGTAAGTCCACCCTGGTAGGCAAGGACGTAGACCATAAGGACAGGAACCCAAACAACAACACACGGGCAAACTTGAGGATTCAATCAAAACGAATAAATCGCTCTCGAAATGGCTGATATAACACAGACGGCAACACAGCTTAAAGACTTCCGTAACTTTCTCTACCTTGTATGGAAACAACTGAATCTACCCGACCCTACTAAGATTCAATATGAGATCGCAGATTACATGCAGCACGGAGACAAGAGAGCAGTTATTCAAGGCTTTCGAGGCGTTGGGAAGAGTTGGATCTGTTCTGCTTACGTTGTCCACCAGTTGCTCCTCGATCCCTCAAAGAATATACTTGTTGTCTCTGCTTCAAAAACTCGAGCAGATGACTTCTCAACTTTTACTCTTAGGCTTATCCATGAGATGCCTCTCCTTAAGCACCTCATCCCCCGAGACAAACAACGATTCAGTAAGATCTCGTTCGACGTTGGGCCAGCCCCAGCCTCCCACGCACCCTCCGTCAAGTCCTTGGGTATCACATCTCAACTGACAGGGAGCCGGGCAGATATTATTATTGCTGATGACGTAGAGGTCCCAAACAACTCGGCGACCCAAATGATGCGAGACAAGCTCGGAGAACAAGTAAAGGAATTCGACGCGATCCTTAAGCCACTCAAAGCCGCTAAGGTAATCTTTCTAGGAACACCACAGTGTGAAGACACAATCTATCGACAACTCACAGAGCGAGGCTACCAGACAAAGATCTGGCCAGCTCAGTATGTCACACCAGCCCAAAGCGCTAAGCGTTACGATGGGCACATCGCTGATTGTTGTGTTAATATAGAACAAAAGGGGAGGTCCACTGAGCCACTACGGTTCTCTGATGTTGACCTGGCCGAACGTAAAGTGTCCTACGGCTCTGCCGGGTATGCGCTTCAATTTATGCTGGATTCAAACCTTAGCGACGTCGAGAAGTATCCGCTCAAGCTTGCAGACCTCATTGTGATGTCCCTTGACAGCGAACTGGCCCCAGAGCGCCTAGTGTGGGCACGTAACCCTGAGCTCGAGTGGGACGGCTCAATCCCTAACGTGGGGATGACAGGGGACCGATTCTATCGACCGATGAAGTCACTTGGCGACCACATCAAGTATACCGGGAGTGTCATGTCAATCGACCCATCAGGGCGCGGCAAGGACGAGACGGGCTATGCGGTCGTTAAGATGCTCAATGGCTTCCTGTATGTCACGGCGGCTGGGGGAGTCCAAGGGGGATACTCTGAGGAGACCCTTAAGTTCCTCTCGATAACCGCCAAGGAACACAAGGTCAATGAGATCGTTGTGGAGAGTAACTTTGGGGATGGTATGTTTGTTGAATTATTAAAACCAATACTTCGCAAGGTCCATCCGTGCACCATTGAGGAAGTCAGGCACAGCACTCAGAAAGAACGAAGGATCATTGACACCCTTGAGCCAGTGATGACTGGACATAAGCTTGTTATTGACCCGAAGGTCATCCAGAGCGACTACGAGACGACCCAGAG